GTTCATCGGACTTGATATAACACTGAACGCCAAGAATAGCAAATGGATCATCCGGCATAATGCTGATGTACTTGCCATTACTATCAATCACGCTCAGCTTTCCGGTAATTTCCAGATACTGTCCTTTATACTTATCGGAAGCATTCATAGCGTTGCTCTTCAAGTCATTCATCATATCAGTAACGTTGCACGCTGTATACTCGATAGCCGCCGTAGTTTCTGCGGCCTGTTCAGTCTTGGTGCCAGATGTACTCGATGAACTTCCAGAATTGCCACCCATAGCCATGCCCGCGATTCCCAGAACGACTACCGCTCCAACAACGATTAAGCATCCATGTCCGCCTTGTTTCTTTTTGCATACCGGGCAAACCTTTGCTTTCTTTGGAATGTCGCTCTGACAGTATTTACACTTCTTAGTTTCTTCTCCTGTGTCTTTCATAGTGCCTCTCCTTTTACTTGTACATTTTTAACAATTATAGCATATTAGGTCTGAAAATTCTACCTAAAACGCAAAAAAACAGAGATTTTTCTCTGCCATGTTGTCTGAATAATCAGAACTGTTTTAAACTTGATTTTGCCCCTGCTCCCCTTATTTACTTAGATAACTAAGCGATAATCATAGCGAATTTCCGTCTCATGCCCGTAAAGGTGCCGCGGATGCCTGTAAAATACTGTGCTCCGCACTGGTAACATAATATTTAAAAGGTTGTCATTACGGAGCACCGCTTTCCGATCATAAGTTTTATGTACTTTTTCGGAAGTTTTCAGATAAAACTCAACACTGGCATAATCGGTATCTTGTGGTGTAATGACGATTTTATCGATCAATTCATCCACTATCTTGTTGTCCAGATCTTCCGATTTTACGCCAGAAAAATCATTCAGCAGCTTAGCCGCTTTGTCCAGTACGCTATTCGATTTTAGCTCTACTGGTGACTTAGAAGTGAAAGAATCTATTAGGGACTGAGCACGCTCGATCTTTCGATTCAGCAATTTGGTATTGGAAATGAACTCATCATCGGATAAAATGCCCTGGAGGTTGTAATCGAGAAGTTTCTGCTTCTTCGCCATGTTATTCTCGATCTCCTTATTCAGTTCTGCAATCTTAGCAGATTTATCTACAGATGAGTCGATACTTTTCCGCAACATTTCCAGATACATCTCGCAGTATTTCTGGATATCAGAAGGAGAAAGTGTGATAAGATCTACTACCATTGACCGTATTTCATCCTCTTTTATCGGGAATGATTTGCAGCTATCTGTTCCGTTTTTTAGCTTATCACTGCAATACCAGGTTGAATCATCTTTACCTCGTAAAACCCGATGTTTTAACCAGTATGGAGCGCCATCCGTCCCACAATATATCTTCCCAGTGAATGTATTTGGCGTTGTGCATACCTTCCTGCGAGCTTTGATCGCGTCACCTCGTTCAACGAAATATTTATTCGCCAGTTCCCAGGTTTCCTCGTCAATAATTGCCGGGACCCTTTCACCTGTCTCATCCTTATACATGATCCACTCGTCTTTCGGGATAAACTTCCGCTTTTTCGTGAACATATCAATGATTTTTACTTTTCCGCCGACGTAGTATCCCTTATATTTGGGATTTGTAATAATATGCCCGATTACTGTCCGGCTGATCTTTTCCCCATAATGATTTCGGTATCCAGATGCATATATTTCCCGTTCAAGCATAGGGGTTGTATACACTCCTGTTGCGTATTTCTCATAGATTGATCGGACCATTTCAGCTTCATAAGGATCAATAACAAGCTTGCCATGATCTTTGTTGTATCCATAAAGCATAGAGTTCCCCATTACTACTCCCCGTTTTATGGATTGGGCATGTCCCATTCGGACTCTTGTCGAGGTTTTTAAGCTTTCATTCTGGGCAATGCTGGATAAGATCGCCAGATGAAGTTCCGCGTCCTCATTGATCGTATTCACGTTATCAGTATAGAACCAGACACCAACTCCGCAATTCAAGAGCAATCGGGTATACCGAATACTGTCCAGGGTATTTCTCGCGAAGCGGGAGATTTCTTTTGTGAGGATTAAATCATACATTTGATTCTGTCCATCGCTGATCATCCTCTGGAAATCTTCCCTCTTATCTGCCATAATGCCGGATGCACCATCGTCGATATATTTACCGACAAAGGTCCACACTGGATGAGAGGCGATAAGTTCCTCAAAAAAAGCGTCCTGGTTTACAGTTGAGTTTTTCTGTTCCTCCTTATCCGTGCTGACGCGCACATAATAGACAACCCGCAACGGGATGTCAAAAATACTTTGCCCTTTTAAGAGCTGCCTTACCTTATATATATCCATAATGTCCTCCTGCAAAAAATGCAGGGGCAAAATCAATTTGATTATATCCCCTGCATAATTGTTTTTCAATCAATTACTGACAATTTTCAACCTCTGAATGCGATTTTCTATCCGTTTCTTAGTATCCTCATCAATAATTCCGCTTCGAAGCATCCTATTGTTAATTGCTCTTAAGATGCATCGAGCCATGATTTCTTCATTTTTAGATTTTCCCATGTTTTGAAAGAAGCTAGGATATCCTTTATGCCGGCCGGCAGCATCCTGTTCCTTTCTTATTTTTTTGAGTGATCACGTCTAAACTCTACAAATCTCTCTATTGCATCAAAGCAGGTGGGGCATACGTCCATCTCTTCACGGATTTTGATTTTGCAGAACCCACCGTTATAGCTATGACCATTCAGTACGCCGTATTTACGTTTGCAAAGATCACAGGTATACTTTTTGTCCCCATTCTCCATATACTCAATCATTTGTATCACCTCACTTTTACGGGAGTATCTGTTCTATATTTATGCTGACTTTAGCAATTTTATACTCATCGCCGCATCCTCTTCTTCGAAAATCAATCTTCGCGATTTCCGGATCACTGTAGGTAATCATCTGCTCACTGCTTTCACGCTGATAGAATGGCCACCCATTGGACTTATCGGTCCCATATACGAATTTCTTGGTTTTAGTATTTAATATTGCGTACATCGTCATTCCTTTACTCGAATCTTTTCTCTTTTAACTTCTTGATTTTGTTTTCTAGCCTAGTGATTTCTCTTTTCCGCATTTCTTTAGCACGTTTCACGGCATCTGTTTTTCTCTTGTACCAATCCCTACTGCCATATGCTTCATCCCAAGCGTTTCCATAAACAGTAGATCCATCTCTACTCGTACTTTTTACTTCCATCTCAAATATGCCACGTGTGAGGGCATATTTAGTAATCCATACTTTCATAAATCTTCCTCCACGATTATTATTTTAAGCTCAAGGAACACATGATTCCACAATCTGGGAACACCTCTGTGTTCATGTTGTCTGTCCTGTCAATTCTGTGACTGCCATTTCAAGATTCTTTCCAACAACATTTACCATGTAGTAAAGAGAATTTCTGCTTATATGATACTCTTTTGCTATCTGAGATAACGTTTTCATTTCGCCCTTGAACAAATAATAGTGGTTATTTCTTTTATTATTTTCCTGCACTACCATACTTACCCACCGACAATTTTCTGGGTAATATCCCTTGTTATTATCTATTCGATCTAGTGTTAAATCTTCTCGATATCCGTTCTTATATGCCCAATCTCGGAAATTAATAAAATCATCAATCCATTCTTTACATACTGTGATTCCACGTCCACCATAATGCCGATACTCTCGGCACTTTGGATTTAAACATCTTTGCTTCATATGGCTCCAAGCTGTATATAAACGTGTTTTGTGCATGCCATGAATCCTGTATCTATCATGCTTATTTTGTTCATTCCAACAGCCACAGGATTTAGTTAAGCCACGTCTCACTGAATAGCTTGATGTAACTATCTCCTTTCCGCAATCGCACTTAAATTTCCACCTATCCCCGGAACTGCCCTGACAAATATATTCAAGTGCTGTCAATCTGTTAAATTTCATTCCAGTTATATCAATAAAATTTCCTGGACGCATTCGTTATTCCTTTCTTTTATTTTGGCGCACTTTTTGCTCCATATTTACTTTTTCAGCATTAATTTTTTCACATTTTGTTTCGCTTTTTTGATTCATTTGACTCTTTCTGCTTCATGATGCCATTACTTTAGCAATCAGATTCTCATATAGCTCTTTATACGTGTCGCGCTGCACTTGCAATTTGATTGCTTCTGCTGTCGCTATGACTAGACCGTTGTCTGAAGAGTTGCTAGATTTCTCTTGCCGCACCTGAATAATCTCTTTCTTAAGATCATCGATTTCCTGCAACTGCTTTTGTATTGTATCTTCGTACTGGCTTACTGCTTTTTCATTCCCGTTAATACCCAATGAAATCATGAGCGCAATGTCGATATTTTCCATTTCTTGATCCGTGACTCTTCCAATGTAGTTATTTACCCGTTCAGTAGATACGGATGATACTTGCTCACATAATGCAATAGAAATTCTTCCAGTGCTACGAATAGTCACGTGTGTTGGAAGATCTTCTTTCGGCTGTGTTGTAATATACACAACTTCAATTACGTTCGAATGTTTGTTGCATTCGTTGTTGCTGACTATAATAGCCGGTCTATCTGCGTACTGTTCGCTTCCCGTTGTTGCCCCCCCTCGGGCAATATAGAATATATCTCCTCTTTTCATAGTTCTATTTACCTCCTATTCGCTCGCCTTGAAATTGTACACAGGCTTGATGACATTCACAACTTCTACGGTATCCGCAATATTGGCAATAATTTCATCAATCGTCTTATAAGCCATTGGGCTTTCGTCAATGGTGGAGCTATTGACAGAAGTGGTGAAGATTCCCTTCATAGAGTCCTCATATTCTTTAAGTGATATAAGCTCTTTTGCCCTGTTGCGGCTCATTGTTCGACCAGCACCATGAGGCGCTGAGCAGTTCCAATCCTCATTACCCTTGCCGACACCGATGATACAGCCATCACGCATATTTATAGGAATAAGAAGTTTTTCACCAGCTTTCGCAGAGATGGCTCCTTTACGAACCATGTTCGTTCCAAATTCAATGTAGTTGTGAATGGTCTCGAACATCGGTAAATCCCAGTAGCAAATCTTGCCTCCGAATAATTTGCTAACGATTCGGCTTGCGATTTCACATCGGTTGTTCGTTGCAAAGCGCTGGCATTCTTTCATGTCGTGAAGATAGTCTTCCCGGTGTTTCCCAGTAAGGTAGCACAGCTCTTTCGGAATTCTAAGAGGATTCGGAGAAAACTTTCTGTGAAGCTCAGCAATCGCTTCCTGAATCTCTGATTTGCGCCCCTGTGCCTTATAATCGGCGATCAGTTTCTCTTGCATAGCAATGAGTTCATCCTTGCCTTGCATGGTCTCAATGGCAAGATTCTGATAATATTCGGCAACCTGTTTCCCTAAATTGCGGCTGCCAGTATGAATTACAAGATACTTCATGCCCTCGGAATCAGCGTCAATCTCAATAAAGTGGTTTCCACCTCCAAGGGAACCGATAGAGCGCATCAGCCGTTCCGGATCTTTGAGTGCCTTATAACACCGAAGTTCTTTTAGTGGATCTACAGAGCAAATAGCAGTCTCGTTCACCTCGCGACCACTCGGTATGTTCTTTCTGATAGCCCTGTCGAGACGATCAAAGTCAATGTCAATCTTCCCCAGTTCCACGGTCAGCATACCGCATCCAATGTCAACACCAACAATATTCGGGATAACTTTATCTCCCAAATCAGCCGTAAAACCAATAACACAACCCGCCCCGGCGTGAACGTCCGGCATGATACGAACCTTGCAATTTGCGAACGCTGGTTGCTTGATAAGGGTATAAATCTGATTCAAAGCCGTAGGCTCAATGTTATCGGTAAAAATCTTTAAGTTACTCACTACAACCCCTCCTTCAAATTTCAGTTTACCTCTCAAATCCTTATTCTTGTGTTTTTAATACATTTAATATGCCCTCTACTGCTTTATCCCAGAAGATATTTGCAAATTCTTCAACAGTGCAAATTGGCTTGTCATCCCAGTCAACTATCATCGCATCGGCACACTGACAAATATCGCTACCACTTTCTTTTAGTGCTTCGTTTGCATATTCTGTTACAACTGTCTGAGTATCGGCATAGTCGCAGCCTCTGTCTAAAATGTCCTCAAGTTCTTTTATTGTTTTCTTTGATATTTTTGCCATTTTAATTTCCTCCTAAAATCTTAATTTTGTATAACGATTTTTACCAACTCTTTATTCCATGCATAGTTAGGATTTCTTTAATCTCGGCATTATCTTTGCAGAAAAAGAACTCATCATGTAACTTGTCAAAATCCTTATAATACTTCTCCCTAACGCTCTCTATAGTATCTGTTGGATTGATACCATGAATGATATGCCGAAGATAATAAATCCCATCTATTTCGCACAAAACAACACAAGTCATAAATGCTCCTTATCTTAATTTTGGTTGTTTTCTAACCGTTTAGCGGCCTCGTTCATGTAGATCTCGCCGAGAAAATCCGACATTACTTTTTCCATTTTTTATCCTCCGCTATTAAGTTACCTGATCGATCTCATAGTCCATTCACAGAGGATACTCGTTTAAATCAATCTGTAACTTTGCCAGTGCAATAGCAGCTTTATACGCCCGTGCATGTTTATTGTTTCCATGCGTTTTCTCTACGGCTTCGAAGAATTGATCTATGTCTCCTTTAAAGCATCCACATTTTATGCCGATTGCAAGATGTTTTGTGCGGAAAAATGTTGTGAAATCGTCGCGGCTACCCAACGGTCCAACAACCAAATAATGAGACATTTTAAATATCTGCGCGTCACCGAAAACCCTCGCGTCACCGGAAACCCTCGCGTCACCGAAAACCCTCGCGTCACCGAAAACCATCGCGTCACCGGAAACCCACGCGCCACCGAAAACCCACGCGTCACCGGAAACCATCGCGTCACCGGAAACCCTCGCGCCACCGAAAACCCTCGCGTCACCG